CAAAATCCATGCTGATGCCTAAATCCTGGTAAATATCTTCCAGGATTTTCTGCGCCACTTCCCGGCCAATTTTTTCTTTTTTGGTGGTATCCACTTTTTCCGTGGTTTCCTGTGCGGTGGTTTCCATTTTTTTCTCCTATGGTGGTTTTGTTTCCCCCTTCGCCACTTTTCCCACCATAGGAAAAATGGGTCCAGGGGAAACAAAGGTTTAAATTTTTGTCAGTTCGCCGCCCTGAAAAGACAGTGTGGCCAGCCCGGTGTTTTCATCCTTCTGGATTTCCCCGGTAAGTACCAGGTCCCCGGTGTAACTGACATTTGCGGCATAGGTAACAACCACGGGGACCGGCAAACCTTCATCTGCAATGCCCTGCAGAAATTCCAGATCACCCTGGCTGTCATCAATTTCCACATTTACTTCATTAATGGCGCCGGGCATAACCGTCTGGATGGTCCGGAAGCTGCCATCCCCGTTCATCTGTACTTCATTATTCCGGCCACCCATCTGTTTGTTACCGCTGGCATCATGCGCAGCTTTAAAGGCCCGGCCTTTGATTGTCATTGCTCTGATAGCACCGTTAATAGCCATGATTACCTCCCTTTATTTATTCGGCCAATGCGCCAAAATTGAAACCGAAATTAGTGGTTAAGGAAATAATCCGGGTGGCGCCGGACAGCACCAGCAGGGTAACAATGTTTAACCGGTTCGGGTTACTTCCGTCTATGCCTGCGGTGGTGTTTTCCTTTGTGGTTTCCGGCCGGGTAATTATGGCCGCTGCGCTGCTGGCGTCTGCCAGCTTGTAAATTTCCGCTTTGGCATCAATCGGCCGCCTGGCGTTAGGATTTTTAACCACATCCCCATCATCCACCAGAATTTTTCCCCGCCAGTTGGACCCGGTAAATACCAGGGACACGGAAAAGGCCCACTGCGCCAGCTTTGCGATATCCACAGCCCAGCGGTATGCCGGTGGCTCTTCCCCTGTTTTGTGGTACTGCATCACAATATCTTCCAGCTTGATAACGCCATCTTCCAGGATGGTGGTACCGCATCCCAGCTTTATGGCAGCATCACGCTGGACATAGGTAAACTGGCTGGCCACCGGTCCGGGGACCAGGCCATCCAGCTGCAGCCCGGTATAAGGCTGCGCCGGGTCATTTTGGTTTCTGGCAGCCATCTGGCCCACGGCCAGCGCCGCCAGCTCCAGCGGCAGCGCATACGCTTCCGGGGAATGTATCACCCCGTTTGTCCGGTCCAGGGTCCTGGCATCGGTAATCCCGGTGATGGTGCTAAAATCATCCACAGACCCATAAAAGGCCCGGAAAAATTTGTTGACCAGCGGGTCCCACCGGTATGTCTCGTTAAAGGCATCCAGTTCATCCATGATGTCAGTGTCTGTACCGAAAGTATTAATAACATAGGTGTACCAATCATCACCCATATTATCCAGGGCATCCGTAACGGTGGGCGCCCCGGCGCCGCTTGACATGGCCGTAATGGTAGCGGAAACCCCGGCCGGGGTTTTGTCTTTTTCCTGTTCCGTAATATTCAGGGCCAGGGTGATGTCATCCGAAATAGCGCCTTTATACTTGCTGTCAATATTTACCTGTTCCGGGGTGACGCCATCCACGGCAGCGGTAACCGGCAGGTTAATGGCAGCGGTAATGGCTGCCACCACAGCGGTGGCGATATCGGCCGGGGTGGTCCCGCTGGCCACGGTAACGCTGATTTTCTGGCCACCGATATACAGGCTTAAAGTCCCGGACCCGGTGGACGTACCGGCAAACAGGATGCTGCCATCCGCAGCCACGGCCCCGCCAGCTTCCGCAATCGGAAAAATAAAAACAGGCACAATGCCTGATTTTTTCAGGGTCTGCCGGGCAGCCAGATGCGCCGGGAAACCAAAACCAAACTTTTCCCCCGCTTCCACTTCCGTAAATACCCTGATAGGTTCATTGGCCACCACCCCTGTTTTAAGCGGGTCATAGGTGGCCAGGATTGCAATGACCTGCGGTAATCCGGCCAGACCGGTCCGCAGGTTAACATAGTTAAATTCATTGCCAAACACACTGGCCACAGCGCCAGCAGGTACGGCATTTGATATGACTGACATAGTAAAAACCTCCTTTATGGTGTAAAATCAATTTGCTGCTCTACCTGGGCGCCATCCGTGGTGTTAGATTTTACGTTAATAATTTGAAGATCAACACCGGACTTTTCCGGTGGAATTTCACAAAACTGGATTTTGCAGGTTAACCGGGCAGCCAGCACCCCCTGGATGGGGATATTGGTTTCCACGGGTATAAACTTGGCAATATTTGAAATCCACGGTTTTACAATGGTTCCCGGTGTAAGTCCCAGGTCATAATAGATAGGACTCATTACCGTATAATAAACCTTTGTTACCAGGGTATGCAAAACGTCTGCAGCTCTCTGGTCCCGTGGTATAATTTCCCCGCCAGACTCCAGTGACTTTTCCGCTGCATAGCAGTCCAGGTCATAGGTGGATAGGCTGGTCTGGTCAAAATTATTTCCCTGGCCTTCCGGAAAATTAGATGCGGACCAGGCCACATTTACCACCCCTGGCTTGAATTTATCCACGGTAACATTCCACGGGTCAAACCGTTCCCTTACCGTTTCCCAGCCGGTACCACCCAGGGTAATCTGGTTAGCAGACTCCGCTTTAAGGGTGGTTTCCAATGCTTTAAGCACAGTGTCAAAAAGCATATTTGCATTTATTATGGGTAACGGCATTAGGTTTCCAATAATCCAAGTTTTAAAACTATCAGCCCCATGGTACGGTCCGGGATTGCCTCTACCACTACACAGGTATAATCATTCCCGGCCGTATCCTTTAAGTTAACCTTCCAGTTTTTCTGCGGCTCTCCAATGGTAATACTGGACAGCCTGGCCGTAATAGAGGCTTGCTCTTGCTGAACATCCAGACCGGTCTCAATATCAATCATCATATTGATATGTCTGGCCTGCCCGTGAAGCGCCTGGCTTTCCCCCACCGGATTAATCAGGGTGAAAGCCCACCCAAAATAATCCGGGTTTTCCAGGGAAGTGGCCAGGAATGCTTCACTGCGTTCTATCAAGCTCATTACGCCTTCTTTTCATCCACCAGCTTTTTAAGTTCGTCATAGGTGACATTATCGGCCGGGTCAATGCCCAGGGCCAGCGCCTCTTTTTTCAGCGCCGCCAGCGCCTCTGCCTCTTCTATGGCTTTTTCCAGCTTCGGGATACCGGTGGCAGGATGCGGATTAAGGCCCATGCTTTTGGCTTTTTCCATCAGCTCCAGGCGCTGCTTTTCAGCATCATCCTGGGTGGTATCGCCATTACTGGCTTTCCCATCACTTTCTGCCAAAAGCCCCTTTTCCAGATACTCTGCCACGGTCTCTTCCCCCATGGCGTCCAGGATATCTTCCGGGATTTCATCACCATAGCCATAGGCCCGGCGCCCAGCGTCATAATAGGTGCTTTTTTCGCTGTTCCATATAATCATGGGACCCCCTTTTATGTGGTCAGCTTTACAATGGCGTCCGTTTCCGTGGTGGGGAATATGGGAGCGCATTGCGTCCGGATGCTTAATTCCTTGTTATTACCGGCGCCGAAAGCATCAAAATGGAACATATCACTGGAAAAAATACCGCTGTTCATCACTTCCATGGGGATGCCTTCCATATCGCCAATGCCAAACATATTGGTGAAAAAGCTGTTATCCGCAATTTCCAGACGGTCAGCCGGGCCAAAGTACCTATCAAACCGGGCGCCTTTGGCCAGGATGATGACTTCACCGTCCGGCAGGTACTGCGTAGCGGTACCGGCATCATCATCATAAACGGCCGGATATGTCCACATATTGAATTTCCAGTTACCGGCTTTAACCTGCCCCTGGAATACTGCGCCAGCTTCCACCCACGCTTCATAACCGGCCGGTGCATCCACGGTCATATCAGCGGCAAAATGTACTATTCTGCGGCTGTCCGCAATGTCCTGCACCTGGGTGGTAGCCAGGAATTCATCCCAGGACCCATCACCAAAAATAATATCAGTGGGTCTGCGGTTACCGTCCCTGAAAATAAGGGTACCGGCATTTGCCAGGTCTGTTAAAGGTACTGCGCTGGCGCTGGTGGACCACACCACGGCAGCGGTAGCGTTATGGGTGGCTTTCCGGTAAAAATCGTATGCGCCTTCTTTAACGGTCTGCGCCCCTGTCCGGGCAGACTCCGCAGCTGAATATTCCATCTTACGGATGATGCGCTTTAAATCTTCCCGGTGTGCTTTCATGGCCAGGGCCATCTGCTTTTCCATTTTGGACATGGGATTATGGACGCTTTCACCCGGAATGCGCTTTCCAATCATGGCGCTGGTAATGGGTGTGATCTCTTCCAGCAACGGATATAATTTTGCATCACTGGTAAACTTTTCAAGCAGCGCCCGTTTAAGGGTCACATTTTCCGCATCGGTTCCCCGCAGGATGTATGCGGCCACCATCTTGTTTCCCCGCTGGATGTCAATATCCACCACAGAAGCATCCCGCTCTATGATGGTTTCACCCATGGCAAACAGTGTCAAAAACAGCGTAAACACGGGGATACTATCAAGATCAGTAAAAGCAGGCGCCATAGCTCTGGTGTAATTCTGTACGGCTTCGATAGTCATTTTTTTATCCTCCAATTATGGGCAGCCTTTAAGCGCCCGGATTATGGTTTAGGAATTTTCATACCCGGAAACACTGACACCGGGAGCGGTCCGCAGGCCAAACATCCGCAGGCAGTCCCGCATAGTGGCGTCCAGGCTGTCATCCGTGGAAAGCACCAGCCTGCTGTCCAGGTCCGTGGTGCCACCAAAAGCCAGTTGGTTTTCATCAAACAGGCCAAACCGGTAGGCAGATTTTCCGGACTGCTGCGCCACATTATCCGCAACCTCTTCCGCAAGGAATAATTTAGGCAGCTGGCTGCCATCGGTAGCGGTATGGTCACACAGTTTATAGACGCCGGGGTCCGCTGTCACTTCCCCCAGGACTGCGCCCACTTCCAGATCACCCTGGCTGGCCTCTATGGTGATATCGTCAATAACTTCCGCATCATCACCCAACACAAAAGGCTCATTGTTAAGGTCATTTCTCGCCTGAATAGTCATGGTTTTATCCTCCCTTTACTCTTTTTTGGCAGCGGGTTTTACCAGGCCCACCATTCTGCCGATTTTCTGCGCCTGGACATCCACATGGTCCGGATGGGTCATAATGCCATCTTTCATTTCCGGGGCATCATCATCCCCACCGGCGCCGCCATCCGTGGTGGTGTCGTTATCTTCTTCATCTTCCAGTTCTGCGGCTGTCTGCTCCGCAGCCTGCAGATTGATGGACACGGTGGACAGGTCATGGCCTTCTATGATGGCCTGGTCAATGACTTTGTGGGAATAGTCTTTGGTAAACCGTCCCCGCATTTCAGTCAGACCTTTTACCCGGTCCCGCTCTTCTTGGACACCGGCTGCCCTGCCTTCTTCTATAAGCTGGGCCACCAGGTCCGGATGCTCTTTTCTTAACTCTTCAATAGTCATGGTTTCTGCCTCCTGTTTTTCTTGTTTTTTGAATTTATCAAGATACTTGTTTAAAACACCCTTCACCCGTTCCTTATCGGCCGCAGGGATGCTGCTTTGTGACAGCCGGGCCAGACCATTCCGGACTGCCGATATGTTAACAAATTCTTCACCACCCTTATAATCAAATATAGGAAAATTCCGGGCAGTTAAAGACTTTGGGTTATCTATGTAAACAAACCTTTTATCATAGGCTGCGCTGGGTAGGTCATCTGCTGACTTCACCCCTACATGGTTTCGCCAGCGGGTTTCACTGGCTGCCTTATCCCATTTTTCATCTTTCAATTTTGCGTTTTTGTCAAAACCGGTAATTTTCATTTCCGGGCTGTCTGCGCCACTATCATCATCAGGGACACTGGCATCATCTGCCAGCATGGTGGCCAGGACCTGGATATCTTCCTGGGCTGTGGCCGGTTCGGTAACCTTGGCCTGGCATTCATTAATCATCAGCTGCGCAGTGGCCAGGGCCTCTGTCTTGTTTTCCGGGTCCCCATCTTCATCACCCACCATTTCATGGACAAAACCGGCCGCTTGGATTTCATCACCATAATAAAATGTTTCATCATCCATGGCTGTCCGTAAGTCCACCAGCTCTATGCCGGTTTTGGCAGCGTATTCCTTGGCTATCATGTTAGATAGGCTGTCCAGGTGCTTTCCGGCCCAAAACATTACCCGGTGGTCACCTATGGCAGCCATCCTGCCATTATGTATCATAAAGACAGCGTTTTTTTCAGCGGTCCGGTGTTCCCCCACCATGGCTATATAGGTGGCCATGGATGCCACCACACCCACCAGATGGGTATTGACTGTGCCGGGCCAGTTTTTCAGCTCATTATAAATTTTCAGCCCTTCCGAAATAAGCCCACCAGGGCTGCCGATATGTGCCACCACCTCTTCACTGGCCGGGACCCCGGCCAGCTGTTCCCGGATGGACTCTGCTGTCACATCCCAGCCTATTTCACCATCAATATGAATAATTACCATTTTTTACTCCCTTCCCTTAAACATCTGTGGGGTCAAATTTTTTCATTATGAGGCCTGTTCCTGGTCCACTATTGGCTGCCTGGCATCTGCCAGCTTTTCATTTTCTGTGGCCAGCCGGTCCACTGTGGCATCAAACCCGGCCCGGTTCCCAGCTCTCTGCTGTTCCTGTTCCCTGGTGGTCAGACCTTCCTGCATCCGCAGCTGGGCGCCTCTGGCCTCTTTGAATGGGTCAATGGATGGGCTGGGTATGCCCACAAAATTTGCGCTTTCCCAGGCTGGCCGCAGCTGCGGGTTATCGTATCCGGGCAGTATCAAGTTCCCGGTGGCCACTTCACCCAGCAGCCAGGCGCTGTGTACCGGGCGCCGGAAATCGCTGATAATTTCATCACGCCACACCATTATGGACTGCCAAAATAATTTAAGGCTGGCCCTGGATGCGGAAAAGTTATTCCCAAAAACCATCAATAAAACTTCATAGGGAATATTAAGGGATGCAGACAGGTGCTTGGTGACGTTATCCACAAAGTCACCAAAATTAACATTTGGCCGCTTTGTGTCGTGACTTTCAAAATTTTCCCCGGCATTTAAGCTGCTGATTAACAGCCCACCGGAATTTTTCAAAACATTTTTTCCAATATTGGTATAACCATGGTCCATGGTCCCGGCAGCGTCTGTGGCCACATAGGTGCCATTATCTTTCACCAGGTTAGGTGGCACAAAGGCATTATTTGGCAGTGGATTGGTGGCCGGTGCATCTTGTCCTGGCTTAACCACTGCGGCTATGGTGGCATTGGCCACGGCTGCCATCAGTTCCAGGATGCTGTAGTCCGTTATCTTTTCCAGCTCATGCGCAATATATGCCAGCGCCGGGACCCCCCGGACTTCATCACCAAACCGCTGATTATTTCCGTGGATAACCACCTGGCGCCCGGTTTTAGCGTTATAAAATTCTATCCGCTTCCATTTTGCCTGGCCGCTTTTTTTGTCTTTTCCCTTCACATAGATGGCCACAAATTTCCCATATTCATCTATTTCTATTCCGGCATTTATAACATTTCCACGGGTTTTAGCGGCCTTTGTCATGGCCGCATCCTGCGGGTTACATACTCTTTCCGGGGAAATAACTTTGACCTGCAGCGGGTTAATAAGGTTTTTGTCTCTGGAAAATTCCAGGATGGCAAAATAGTCACCCTTCACCAGCTGATTATTAAAAAGTATCCGCTCTATCTGGCCCAGGGTATTGTTAAAAGTAACGTCACAGCTTTTTTTATTGGCCCACAGGTTAAACCTGGTTTCTATCTTATCTGAAATTTCCCGCTTTTCATCCGTGGTAATTCCCAGGATGGCCGCTTCCGGGGTGGACTCCAGCATCAGCCCGGTATTAATCACACAGTCATTAAGCCGGTTAATAGCGGACCGGGCCTGGCTGCTTTCAATATATGCTTTGATTGATCTTTGGACCAGGGCTGGCCGGTTAACGCCATGGGCTGTCTGATAGTTCATTCCCCCGCTTTGCTTTTCACCGTTAAAAAGCGCAGCCTGGCGCTGCCTGTATCCGGATGCGGCCTGCATAATGACCTGGGCTGCTTTATCCACATCCACACCGGCATCCTGCGCCGGTTCTGCCTGCATGGTGTTCCCTTTTGACATCCAGCCCTTTATTCTTTCAAACATTATAGGGACCTCCGGGGTGTTATGCTGGTAACGGATGCGCCTGCCAGACGTTCCCGCAGGGCCTGGCGCTCTGTGGTTAGCTGGGTTAAATATTTCCTTATTTCCCCCATGTTCATGGTGACCTGCTGGTCTGACTGTGAAGTATTAAGGCGCCATTTTTCAGCGCCTGCAGCCTTCCGGATTTCCCCCCGGACATACTCTATTTCCGTATCATATTCTGCCACGGTATCAAATAGCATAATGGTGCCTTTTAATGGAATGAAATAAAAAGAAAAATCCCCGCATATTTTCACCTTTTTTAAAAAGCTATTTTACAAAATTGTAAAAGTCAAGGATTTTTTTGTATATCGTATTTTTTTTAATACTATATATAGTGGCCTATCTCTGGTTTTTCCAATCTATAAGCATATCAGCTGCTATGGCATTATAGCCAATAGAGTCCACATAATTATCCCGGCTTTCCACCTGGCCCAGCTTCCGCTGCATCTTCTAAAATAGACCTTTGTTTTTTTGACTTCATAATAAATTCCTTTTTTTAAAAACACGCTGTTTTTTCCAGGTACGCATAGAAAAATTCCGTTTTTTCTGACACCAAAATTTTTCTTTTAACTCTTTGCTCGTATGCCTCAATATCATTTTTCAATACTTCTTTTATGACATGATCGTATAGGACTTCCCTGGCAGCCAGGTTATAGACACGGATGTCCAGGGCCTCATTCCTTTTTCCGGCCGGGCAATAGTATTCATATTCTATGCTGTTTCCCTTCCGGACGCCCCTTTTATATTCAGCATTCAGCATCTTAAAATAGGCGTCATCATAATCATAGGGAAATTCCGGATAATTTACCGGTGTGTCCTGGCCAGGTTCTTTGTGGGTCCGCAGTGAATTATAAACCAGGTCCTTAAAATAATTTGTGGCAATAGTAACGGACATCAGGCTGGACCCAGGCAGAATATTTATTCTAAATTTTTGCTGGGGATTGGTAAATTTATCCCGGCCGATAATTGGATAAAGCCCCTGGACTGTCTCACAGAAAGTGATTACAGTATCTGTCCGGTAATTGCTATCAATAAAGGCCATGGATGGCGCAAACTGTCCCCGCTCATTTTCATAGACAAACCGGCCTTCTAAAAACATTTCCCTAAACTTGTTCCACGCTTCCCCCTTCTGCGTATCCCCCACTATCTCTGTATCACCGGGAATAACTATATATTCAATGGACCAGGTTTTATACTGCCTGCCATGGCCGCAGATTTCAATTTCCAGCCGGTCCCCCTGGACATCAGCGCCCAGGGTTAAAAATAAAACATCATCCGGGACTGTCCTGGATGGATAATTGGACCGGTGGGAAACCACGCTTATAAATTCTGGCTTTTCCCCCTCTTCCTTATACGGCCAGCCCAGGTATAAAACCTCAAAGGCTTTCTTTTTTCCGGGGTCATCCGCTTCCGTAGCGTCTATAAATTCCTGGACTATATCTGCCCAGGTTATCATCCCAGGTGGTGAATAAAGGCAGGATATATGCCTGCTGATATAGTTAGGTCTCTTTGCCTTGGCTGTGGGTCTCCACTCGCAGCGGCCACTGGCATACATTTCCGCTTTATGATAATTATAAAAATACTTTTCACATTTTGGCCCCTGGCATTCATACCGGACAGTATCCACAATTAAAAGGCCATCTTTATCCCGGTCATATACCAGGTGCTTAAATTCCAGTTCCTGCATAAATCCGCAATGTGGACACGGTACAAAATATTTCCGCTGGTCCCCCAGCAGATATGCTTTATAAACTTTGGACAGGTCCTGCTCTACCGGTGTGGAAAATAAAACTATTTTTCTTTTGGATTTATATGCGGATGTCCTGCCCTTGGCATGGTCCACAGCATCACCCTGTTTTTTTAAATCGCTTTTTGCTTCGTCTATTTCATCACCAAAAAAATAGCGGTAACTGCTGGACCTGAAAGCGGCCATGCTGCCATAGCCTGCTATCTTTATCCGGCCCCCTGGAAATTCTTTTAGCAGGGTTTTATCACCAGATTTTTTGGTGTTTTTCCTGGGCGCCTGGGAAAATATCAGATGGTCAATTCCACACTGTTTTACCATGGGGTCAAAACGATTTTCAGACCATTCCTTCCCCAGCTCCATGGTGGCTGTGGTGTAAAGGATGGGACCAGGCGCATACTGAATAATATACAGGATGGCATTTTCTATGGCCGCAGTAAATCCCAGCTGATGGCCTTTAAGCCAGACCTCCACTTCCGTCTGGCTGCCTTCGCTTATTGAGTCCATCGGCTCAATTAAATATGGTGTTTTTGTATTATCCCACGGACCTGGGAATGGTGTGCCTTTTGGCAGGATGCGCTCCCTGGCTGCGACTTCTGAAATTTTAAGGGTCAGCTTTTTATCTGTTAAAGCATTTATTTCCTGGACCAGCCAGACAACTTCATCCCGGCTGTAGTCTTTTTCTGGCAGCTCCACATACAGCGCCTGCTCATGCCATTTAATATCATCACGCTGGCCCCCGGATATCAGCGCCAGAAAATAAATATGTAAAAGTACATCTATGGCCTTCTTTTGTTTTTGGCTGCCCTTTAAATATTTTTTGATGGCCTCTATTTTTTTCTTTTCACAGCGTTCCCGGTTTTTTGTGAATTCAGATATGGTGCCATCCCGCTCCAGCTGCTTTAAAATTTTTTCCGGTTTTTTTTTATTGATGGCTGCCAGGATTTCAGATATAACCACGGCATCTTTTGCAGACGCTTTTTTCATCTGGCCTTCCAGCTCTGCAATTTTCTTTTTTAAAAATTTTACCATCTTATTTTAGCCGGTTATTAATCTGCTTTTTGGTATTAACTATTTCACCCTGGATGGTGTCCCGCATATATTTTATAATTTTTCCCCTGGCTGTTTTTGACTTCACCATATCAATAACCATATCAATTATCATATCCGGTACGTCCAGCATATTATTATTCAGGGCATCCAGATATTTAAAAAGCACAGCGCCCAGCCGGTCCTTTTCTATCAGGTCCCCCCGCTCTTTTGCATATTTTAATTCTTTAAGCCGGGTGTCCGCTTTAATCCGGTTGATTTCCTCTTCTATCTTGATCTGTGCCAGGGACCTGGCTGTGCCTGGGATGGATGATGCTGTGGGTTTTTCTGCTGTGGTTTTTGATTTACCACCTTTTTTTTTCTTGCTGGCCGCAGGCGCCGGTGGTGGTGTTGATGGCTGCGCCCCCTGCTTTCCAGACTCCACCAATTTTTCATCAAGCCATAGCTGGGTGGCCGGGTCATCAAAAATAACCTTCCTGCTTTTTTTATCAATCGGAATTTTCCCGGCCTGGATTGCCTTAAATACAGCCTGGCGGGGGACTCCGGCCAATTTTGCCAGCTCTGCCTGCGTTATTTTTGAATTATCAGATGCCATAAATGTGTCACCGGTAACCTGTCACCTGTCACCCAGGCTGTCACCCCCCAAAAAATGCTCTGTGTGCTTTTTTTTCGGGGTCTCGGAAAGTTAAC